TATCTTGTGCTGCTTTAGAAGATAGTGTGTGTTCGTCTATTTGATATTCTGTACTTGCTGAACTATCATAAAGATAAGCTGATATACTACTTGTAGATCCACCATAATTAACAGCATGAACATTTTTGACTAAAGCTGTTCTATTTGCAGGACAAGTATATACATCTGTCTTAGCAGTTGTTGTTAAATTAAACTGTGTATTTTTATATATATTTGCCATTTAGAATTATTACTTTTTATCTTCTGCTTTTTTTTCTTTAGATAATTCTTCTTTAAGTAATTTGTTGTAATGAGATTCTAATATTTGTAGATCAGAAAATTCTAAAGTTAATTGATTTTTTTTACCCACAATCCCTTGTAATTTAGCAACAATTAATTTTCCTTTATCAGATAAATTAGAATCATTATATTCTTTATTTTCAAATTTAAAGTTCATTGTATTTCTCCTTAGTTAATGTATATCCCCATTTTGTAGGATTTCTGTGTATTCTAGTTCTAATAGTATTTGCATTTATTTTTAAATAATCAGATAAATCTAAAATACATTTAAATAGTTTATTATTGTATAATATTGGCTGTGCTTTTGGGTGTTTTTCTCTTTTAATTTTAGCTACAACTTCTGGTCTTTTCATAGAACTATTTATAGACATTTTTAATTTAGATTGCTCTCTATGTCTAAAACCAAACATAGGATTATCTTTTCCATATAAACCAAATCTTGGATGATTTTCTTTAATATAATTTTTATTTTTAATTTCAGATAGTTTTTTCTTTGTACTATCTAAATGTTTATATCCAGAAATACCCCCTTTACCACCATTGGTCATATTAGCAAGTTTATATCCTTTTTGTTTAAGATATTTAATTATAGTTTTTTCAAGTTTAAAAGCATCATGTTCTAATAGATTATTTTTAAATATTTTAATAACATAACCATGTTTATTTACTATATTATGCCAATATTTATTTCTTCTATTACCTTTTACTTTTGCTCTTTTATGACAACCTTTACCAACATAAAATATTTTACAATTATCTTTTCTTAAATGTAAATAAATGTAAAAATTAAGCAAGATAATTTAGACCTGCAGTCACAGCATTTTTAGAAGGTTGTAAATCTTCATTTGTCCAATAATCTTTTTTTAACATTATTTGGATATGCTCAACATTTCTTTTAACGCAATCTTTTTTATCTTCATCAGTTTCATCTGCCATCTGTGTTCCATCAATAATACCATTGATTAAATCTACAGAATGACCCATAGCTGTATAGCTTTGAGCAATTTCTTCTGCTGAAGGTACTTCAATTATTTCTTCACTCATATTGTCTCCTTATTAAATTGTTGCACAAGCAACTGGTTTATTTTTATCAAGTTTTTTGTATTCATCAATAATTAATTTAGGTTCAACCATATTATTTCTAGGGTCACTATCAATGAATTTTGTTTCATCCCATTTATCTTCCATGTGGAATTGTAAGTTTTTATTGTGAGAATAACCAAATTGTGTCCATCTAGTTGAACCCCAAATGACTACTCCATGCTTTTCTGTAGATGCTGAAAAATGATTTAAGCAACTATCTATACTTACAAATCCTAGTGCATCTTTCATTAACTCATGTATTTCTGACCAATGCAAATCACATTTAATAGTATTAAAATATGATGGTTCATTAGGTAAGGTACAATCAATAATCGTTGCATCTTTATATTCTTCTTTTAAATAATTAATAACTTGTTGAGCAAGGAATGGTTGATAGTTTCTGTTTGGGTTAATGTTATTATAATTTCCATCATAAGTTAATGGAGATTGACCACCAGAAAATTGAACAAGAATATATTTTTCAATATTATTTTTGTCTAACCACTTCTTAACATTTTCTTGTAAATGACCTGTGTAAAGTTTTGGTCTCATATTTACATCAAACTCTACATCATGTAATTTGCAATAGCTTTCTATTAAATGTTCTTTACCAAACTGAAAATTAGATTTGTAAGGTTCACTATAATAAATATTTTTAGATGCCATAATTCTTGGGTCTTGGATTGGCAAGGATTGTTCAAGAACTAATTTAACATCTGGGTTATTTGCAAAGCATTGAATATAAGGTGTGTATATTTGTACTTCGGATTTTTGTTTTAGCTTTGGGATTAAAGAGGTAAAAGCTGTGCATTTTCCTATGCCACCCTCTACTACATATGTGTTCATTATTTGTTTTTTAGTTCGTCTATTTCTTTTTTCAACTCTTTTATTGCATTGACTAATACAGGTACTAAATGTTCACCTTTGTATTTTAATTTGTCAGGTTGTTCGTCATCAATAATAACATTATCAGAACCTTCTAAAGCCAATATATCTTGTGCTTTGAAACCATAGTGAATAGTACCATGAGGTGTATCGTCTTCTCTTGATTTTTTAAATTGAAATGAAACAGGTTCTAGTTTGTTTACAAAGTCTAATCCATGTGGAACTGTACCAAAATTTGTTTTATCTCTAGCATCTGAAGTAACTGTCCAAGCAACGTTTATGTAAGCATTAGAAATACTATTATCTCCTAAAACAATTCTATTAGATTCTGTAGTAACTTCAAATGGAGAAATATTACGACCAGCATCATGACCTAATAATAAATTATTACTTCCTGTTGTAAGTACGTTAGCTGTATTAAACCCAACTGCTGTGTTATTATTACCTGTGGTGTTAGCAGAAAGTGAAAAAGTTCCTATAGCAGTATTAGTACCTCCAGTCGTATTAGAATCTAATGAATTACCACCGAAAGCTACGTTTTGTTGTCCTGTCGTATTATCACTTAAAGATAAATAACCCACTGCTGCATTATTAATGCCTGTAGTATTAGAATAAAGTGAACATAATCCTACTGCTGTATTGTTGTTAGCTGTTGTATTATTTCTTAAAGAATCTTTACCTACTGCTGTGTTGTCTGAACCTGTATTATTAAGCATAGAATTTCTACCTACAGTAGTATTATTATTTCCAGAAACATTCGAACAATTTGCGAAAGAACCTACTGCTGTATTACACAGACCTACTGTAACTGAACAAAGAGTATTAAATCCAATAGCTGTATTCGTTTTGCCTGTTGTATTAGCAATTAAAGCATTCATTCCTATTGCTACATTACAGCCTCCTGTTGTATTAGAAGATAAAGCACTTCTTCCTAGTGCTGTATTACAAACACCTGTCGTATTAGCACAAAGTGATTGATGACCTACTGCGGTGTTGTTAGAAGCTGTGGTGTTAGATAAAAGTGAAAAGAAACCTACTGCTACGTTATTTGCACCTGTCGTATTATTAAACAATGAAGCATTACCAATAGATACATTACATGATGCTGTAGTATTTTGTGCTAAAGAACTAGCACCTAATGTAGTATTAAATTTACCTGTTGTATTTAAACATAATGAGTTATAACCTATTGCCGTATTTTCACAACCTGTAGTATTAGCACAAAGTGAATGATAACCAACTGCTGTGTTGTTACCAGCTGTTTCATTTAATGCTAAAGAACATCTACCTACTGCTGTATTTGATGCACCTGTCGTATTATTTAAAAGTGAATGATAACCCATTGCTGTGTTGCTTGAAGCGGTGGTGTTGTTTTTTAAAGATTCTAATCCTAATGATGTATTAAAAGTACCTGTAGTATTAGCACAAAGTGATTGATAACCGACTGCTGTGTTGTTGGAAGCGGTATTGTTAAAAAGTGCATTTACTCCATTAGCAGTATTACTAGAACCAGTAATGTTTTTACAAAGAGCATTTGTACCAGTAGCAGTATTTTGAGTACCAGTAGTATTTAATACAAGAGTATTGTTACCTAATGCGGTGTTGTTGTTAGCTGTAGTGTTACAAAGTAAAGCATTTACTCCATTAGCAGTATTAAAAGAGCCAGTTGTATTTTTTGCCATTGAACATCTGCCAGTAGCAGAATTAAAACAACCTGTCGTATTAGCTGTAAGCGACTGAAATCCAACAGCTGTATTGTTAGCAGCTAAATTAGCTTCTAAAGCTTCTCTACCTATTGCTGTGTTATTATTTTCTGTTGTATTATAACGTAATGCAAAAACTCCAACAGCTGTATTCTCTGAACCACTTGTATTAGTACATAAAGCATCTTTACCAATAGCTGTATTATTATCATTATTACTATTTTTTAAAGCATTAAAACCAATTGCTGTGTTATTTACAGCTGTGCTTATTGTAGATAGTGCAGTATCTCCCAAAGCAACGTTACCTGTCGCTACAGGATAATTACCATCTAGTTTGATTGTGCCACCGTCTATGCTGACATTACCAGCAACAGTTAATCCATCTGTAGTGATTGTTCCTACATTATCAATGTTTCCTGTGCCTGTAATATCGTTTGAGTTTAGGTCTAGGTTTCCACCAAGTTGAGGAGTAGTGTCATCAACTACATTTGATATTCCACCTTGAATAGTTGACCAAACAGAACCATTATAAAATTTTAGTTCATTGTCAGTAGTATTAAAAAATAAATCCCCTTCATCTAATGAAGTTGTAGGATTAGTTGCACCAATTCTATATCTAACTGCAAAAGTATTTATATCAGTAATATTGTTTGCAGCAGTTGTAACATTAGTATCTATAGCAGCTACAGCACTTACATCTGTATCTATTGCTGCAACACTTGAAACATCACTAGATATTCCAGCTACACTTGTTACATCAGCACTAATTCCTGCAACAGTCGTAATGTCAGATGAAATAGAAGCTACAGTCGTAACCTCAGTTGCTTTTGGAACTAATCTATGAAAAGTATAAGTATTAAGTGTTGAAGTTGTTTCAACTAATACACCAAATCCAGCAGTTAAAACTGTACTACCACATCCAGTAATAATTACTGTAGAACCACCTAATGTTCCACTTGCAATAGTAACTGTACCTGCACTTGGAGTTCTAGTAGTTGCAATTTCTTTAATTGATATAATTGTACCAGCACCATCATTTACATCTGGGTTAGTATTTGGAAAACTTGTTTCATTAGCTATTGGATAAAATCCTCCAACATCATCTACTAAATCTATAATTCTAGCATCTATAGCAGCAGTTGTTGCAATATAAGAATCTGAACCAGACCAAGTATCACCTGAGTCTATAGTTTCAGAACTATCTTGTCTAAAATATAAACTATCACTTGCTGATGTAGTTAAGAATGTAACATCATCTGGTGTATGTCCTGATGCTTCAGCATTAGTTACAATAACTGCATCTGCAATTTTATCTATTGTAACAGCATCATTAGCAATTTTAGCAGTAGTAATATTGCTATCTGCTATCTTTGCAGTTGTAACATTTGAATTTGCAATCTTAGCAGTTGTTACATTAGAGTCAGCAATCTTTGCTGTAGTAATTTGAGAATCAGCAATATGTTGTGTGTCTATAGATCCATCTACATAATGTTCTGAGTTTATGCTGTCATCAGCTATTTTAGTTCCATCAACTGCATCAGCAGCAATCTTTCCTGTAGTTACATTTAAATCTGCGATCTTAGCAGTCGTTACATTACTGTCAGCTATTTTAGAAGTTGTAACATTACTATCAGCTATCTTAGCTGTAGTAACATTTGAATTTGCTATTTTAGCAGTTGTGATTTGTGAGTCTGCAATATGAGCTGTGTCTATTGAACCATCTACATAGTGTTCTGAATCTATGCTGTCGTCTGCAATTTTAGAACCATTAACTGAGTCTGCACCAAGTTTAGCATTAGTTACTGCAGCATCATTAATCTTTGCAGTTGTTACAGCACTATCAGCAATTTTAATTGTAGTAACTGAACCATCTGCTAAAGTTGCAGTAGCAATTACACCTGTTGGAAAAGAATTATTTGTTTTAGATAAAGCACCAATATAAACATTAGAGATAGCTTCATTCGATAATGAACCACTATCCCAAGTTACATTGATTGTTGTGTCTGTTGAAAAAGTTGAAGAACTAATTGTTCCATAAATTGTACCAGGAGTTGTTGCAGTTAATTTAATTCTTCTACCTTCATGGTAAATTGGAGTTACATCTACACCTGCAATTGTAAATGAAGTCGCTGATGCGTAAGTTGCAGTATAAGCACCAGAACCATCACCATACTCAACCCATTGAGAATCATTAAACCATTCTCTAGTATTTTTCATCAATGCTCTAATTGCATTGTTTAGATTAGAAGGTAACATCCCTTCTGCAACTGAAATACCATTTAAGTCTGTATTGTTTATTTGTGTTGTTGAATAATCTTTTATACCTGCCACTTTAATCTCCTATAAACCAAGCATAAGCTTTATTGTTTTCTTGGTTCTTTTCATTTACTAATGTGTTTATAACTTCCTCAATTTGTCTTTGGAAAAACTCTTGAGTTTCAAAACTGTATCTAACATTATCTATATCAGTTTTATCTGTCATCGCAACCCTCCTCTTGATGCAATTAAGTCAATTCCTTGAGCATCTTTCCAAACTCCACCACTAGGTATTTTAACATTAATTTTAACATATCTGCCAGATTGTCTGACTGGATTAATGCCTGTTGAGTTCATACTAACTGAACTAGATTCATTTACATCATCTGCCAATCTATCTCTAGTTTTTATAGTAACTGAAGCTGTTGCATCTACTATTGGTCTAATCCCTGTTATATTCGATCTTAGTCCAGGAAACAACTCTAATTCTGAAGTTTCTATTTCACCTTCATTTGCAGTACCTGAAAAAATAGCAGCTTTATAATTATTATCTATAGCACCTAATAATAACTGACCTCCATTCCAAAAGTCTGTATCTAATGCAATATTAATATTATCTAAGTTTTCTGAAATAATATCCATGAGTTCTACAGTATAAGCACCAACGAATTGTGAGAATATGGTACTAGCATTAGCATCTGCAGTTGACCATTTTTGAGTAGCATAATTATAAATTAAAACCTTATCACAAATACCAGTTGTATTCGAAGTGTTGGAAGCTGAAGGATATAACCATAATGCTAATTGATTGAATGGATCAACAGCAGCACAAATTCTATCACTAAATGCTTTATTTAAGTCGGTATCAAAATGTCTATTAACTTTTTCTGCACCGATTGGAATGACTTGATCACCATTAATTTCAAAAAAACCATCATCAGCATAAAAGAATACTCTACGATTATCTTGGCAAACTGTTCTGCCTAATACAGCTCCTCTATTAGGTGAGATAACTGAAAGTCTAAATACTGTTGCACCCCCAACATAGTCCATACGAACTATTTGATTTTGTCTAAAGATATAAGAAATCTCTCCAGAGGTGATATGAGTTATTTGTCCACCAGAACCAGGTAAGTCTTGACTATCCGATTGTTTAGTTCCTGGTTGCCAAGTTGTAATATCGTTAATACCAGACCATTGTATTCTATTAGAATTATTTGTGTGATTACCAGTTACTAAAAAATCTCTAATTACACCTGAAACTTTAAATGTTGGTACAGTACCTGATGTTGCAATAGTAGATAAATCTGCAAAATTAGTTGATGTACCCATTAAATAATATTGAGGTGCATCGACACCATTACTTGCAATTACATAATTACCAAACTGAGTGAATGTAAAGTAATCTGTATTACCACCAGTCAAACTTCCTTTTCTTGATGTGAATGTTCCACCATCTAATTGGTATAAGTCTGTATTAGTTGCAACAAAGTTAAATACAGTATTAGAATTATCTCTAAATGAACCTGCACCTCTACTATCTGTAGAAATATTATTTGTTGAATAATTAACTAATGAAGGAAATCGTTTATAAGATTGTCTTGCAAAATATACATTGTTAGCAACATTCGCACCTGGATTAAGATGCTCAGGTTGATCTGGTAGCCATTCTCCAAAAGGTATTTGCATTAATTAACCTATGTATTGTTTGTTACAGAAATTCTTGAACTGTCAGTAAATGCAGCACCAACTGTTACATCGGATCTTTGTTGTAAAGGTGCATTACCATATTGATCTTCTCTGTCATTTCTTTCAAGTCTTTCAAGTGCAGTTTGATACATCTTTTCCCATTGAGCTGCTTGATTAGGTTCAATTCCACCTAAGAAATTAGCAGCATGATATAACGAACCATATAAATAAATTGCAGGGTGATTTGCTAAAATATAATTTGAAGTATTTGAATCTGATAATGGATCAAACTCTTTGTAATAATTTATAACACCGGTATATGAACTAGCAGGTGCAGGTGCAAATCTAAAGTTATCTCCTAAAATAGTATATGTACCTGGTTGACCACTCATAGATCCACCTTTGATTTGATCCATTTGAGCAGGGGTAATATATTTTAAAGCATATTTAGTACCACCATTTAAAATATAAAAATCTCTAACTTGTAAAAATCCTGTAGGGAGTGCTTTTGTTTCTGCATCAATAGTAAAAGAACTATCGGTTGTAATCATTTTTCTAATTCTTAATTTTGAATTAAAATCTTTTTCTGCAAGAACAATAAAATCACCAGATATTTCTGATGTTAAATCTGATCTATTTAACCAATTCGCAATTGATGTTTTTAAAGCTGAATAATTATTTAGTGCCATTATAATTTACCTTCTGCAGTTCTGAAATATCTAAACTCACTAGAGTTTAATTTCTTTTTTAATATATTTTTTTGAACATCTTTTGGTAGTCCAAACCAGTTATTACTACCATTATATTCTTTTGCCCAAACTTGCAAAGCAATAGTTGGAATACTTGCTACTCTTTTCATATCCCTAGTTTTATTATACCCATCATTTAGGGTTAATAATCTTTTATTGTGTTGCAAGTGAGGTGTAATATTGACTTCTTCTTTGGTTACAATCTTACCTTCCATGTCATCTTTCATGTAGGTCGTTTTCTTTAAACCATCTATCTCAATATCTTTTTTCATCTTCCTTGACCTTTATATCTAGTTTGTTTCTTCTGTCGTTTCTCATTTTTGTTCTGAGATTTTTTATGTTTACCAGGTCTTTTTTTTGGTTTAGGTCTTGGAACAAAATGAGTAAACTTTTGTTTAGCCATTCTTAGCTAGACATTTCAGTAACTGAAACATTTGCAGTACCGATAGCAGCCATTTTTTCACCAGGTGAAACTTTAAAAAGTTCAGGTTGGTCAGCAGGTAAAAATATATCATTTGTTGTTGCAGTTGGTGTACCAGCAAAAACAATATGAACATCAGCATCAGTAGCAACTCTTACATATTCAGTTTGTGAACCAAATGCAGTTGCAGTTGCAGCAGATGAACCTGATGGTGAAACTTTTTGTGTTGTTCCAGGTCTTAAAGCATAATTCATAGCCATTTTAATCTCCTTAAATTAGTGAAAGGGGGAAGTACCAGCTAGGCAAGATCCCCCCAGAATTAATATTATCTTCTAATTACAAAAGTAACAAGAAGTTTTGCAGTTCCAGTTGAACCACCATCAGTAATCATTTCGATAGTTCCACCTTCGCTAACATTATTAGCAGCACTTGGCTCAGATGAATCTACATCACCTGCAGCTGAACCATCATACTCTACAGTAATAGCAGAGTTAGTCATAGCAGTACCACCAACTTCAAAAGTAATAGCTGCATCAGCACCTGAAATAGCACCTTGTAAAGCAGTTAAAATTTTAACTACTTTTCCACCATCAGGGATAGCAACAAAAGTTGATGAAGCTGTAGAAATATCTTCAATCTCAGCAGTTATAAAATAATCGTTTAGTGTTCTCATTTTTAGTCCTTTTTATTTGCTTCGTTCCGCCATTGAATGACTTCAAAGACCAAACAAAATTGTTGTTGATTAAATATGATGGGGGATTTCTCCCCCACCACAAATTAATTATTATGAT